CATGTCTTCAGCGGGAGCGGCAGGAGCTTCGCCAGCCTCTTCGCCTTGTTCTCCGGCGATGTCTGCCTTTTGAAGGGCGATCATGGAGTCCATCTTTTCAGACAGAGCGGTCAACATTCCGACGACGTCCGTGAGAGTAGGTTCGGCCATTTTCTCCTCGGGCTTGTCGGCAGGTTTGTCGGCAGGCATTTCGGCCAACTCTGCTTTCACGGGAGCTTCAACGACAGGAGCTGCGACCTCGGCCACGACGGCCGGCGCGATCTCCTCTTTCTTTACTTCGACAGACGCTTCGTTCATTTGCAGTTTTTTCATGTCAACTGCTGTGAACGCAGAAAACATTCCGGCGGGGTTGGCGGCCGGGGTGCTCACCACGCTGATGTCGTAAATTTCAGTCACCCGGGCGAACCGGCTCCCAGCGACTTCCTCCGGGACGCCGCTGAACGTAAGGGATAGGCCGAACCCCTCCGGGAGTACTTGAGCCAAGTGCTGAACGAACTGTGCTTCGTTTGTGTTGAACAGGGTCAGGTCGCCCATCAGGCGTTCGCCCTCGATCCTGAATCCGTCGATATATCCAAGGATCCCAGAGACTTCGGCCCCGTGGCCCATGGTCACTTTGATCCTCTTCATGGAATTGGCAACTTCGAGCGCTTGCTCGAGCGACTTTTGATCGATCAGCAGATTGTGGCCCTTGGCCTCGCCGATTGTAAGAATGGAAACGTTTGAGAGTTTGTTGGCCATGCAGGCCAAGGCGTGTCAAAAATTAGCGTTTCTTTTTAGCTTTTGGTTTTTGATCCTTTAGGCCAACGGCCTTTGCCACCATGTCCAATTCTTTTGCAGACAGATTAAAGTCCGGGTCGTCCCTCATCGTGAATGCCTCAGTGCGTGTGTCGGTCTTTGACGTGAAGCGCAACTTGCACGCAGTCTGCCGTTTATCTTGATCAGGATATTCTTTGATCATGCTGGTTTCGGTCATGCAGCGATCCATGAAAGCGGATTCGTTTTCGCCCGGGGTGGGGTCGGGCATGTTCAGTTCGACCACGGCCGACAGCTCCGCGTCCGGCCCTGCGTTCGGATCTTTTTGAGGGTTCACCGGAGTGGGTTCGTCCACGGCGGGAGTTTCAGCCACAGGTTCCAGCGGAGCGGATCCGCTTTCTCCGTTTGTTGCTGGGGCCGTTTGCACAGGTGCGCCTTTCGCAATCTTGACGGCGTCGTCTTCGTTCATTCCAAAAATAGAAACGAGAATCACGACGGCCTGCTCGGGCGTGACCAATCCCTGACCAATCGCCTGAAGAAGTGCGGTCAGACTTTGAGCGCCACCCACGCCGATCTTCGTGATCAGCGGCTCGGGCTGAACTTCTCCGCCGCCAAGGTAAGCCTGCTCTGTTTTCCTTTGATCCGCGACTTCCATCCAATCCATGCCAAGTTCTCCAAAATAATCAGAAAGAGTCGTCAGTCCGGCTTTGTAATCCTCTCGGGACTGCTGTGCCTCCCGGCCGGCGTCCACCGTCAGCGACTTCGGAGTCTGCCACGTAACCTTTGCGTAGTCTTCGACGGCCGGCAGGTCGCCGTTGGCAATCGCTCCGCCGATAAAATAACGCCACGCCCTGTTGCAAAATCTGTCGATCAGTAGGCGCTGCCGCTGTTCAAAACGGCGCTGCGCTTTGGCCACGATGAACCGCATTCCTGCGCCGCCAACGCTGGCCGGGTCATAAACGAATTCCACCGGAAGGCCGAGCCCCATCGCCACGTCACGGATGAGAAACTTGGCGAACGGTTCAAAGCCGGCGTGCGGCCGGTTCGGCCCGACCATTTCAATCTTTTCGCCTGGAGCCAGCCGGGGGATCGTGGCCGAGCTTGTGATTTCTTCGCGGGCGATTGTCGCTTCACCGGAGTCTTGCGCTTGTACGGTTCCAAAGAATCCGCCCTGCCCGGCCAGCTCGTCGCCTTGATCGGTGGTGATGACAGCGGCGATCGAGCCCTGAAGTTTCAAAGCATCCTTTTCAAATTCTCCCAACATCTTCAGATCCCGGACGTGATTCAACGCACGGGCCAGCGAGGATCCTCCGCGGATCTGGTCAGGCCGCTCCAGTTCCATGAGATGAATGACGGTATCTGCGCCGAGCTTTCGGTACAGTTCGCCGGTCTGGATTAGGTAGGCGGTGGGTTCACCCAGCTTTCCTAGGAACACGCCGTCCGCTGTTCCGTAGTCGTCGCCTTCGCATACCCGGTGACCTTCGACGATTTGCAGTTTCCCCTTCTCAGTCATGACGACGAAGACGTCGCCGTCCACGTCGATCGATCGTGAGAGCGTCAGGAGCATGTCCGTCCAAGTCATCCGGCCAGTGACCTCCGGGGATGGCGCGACCATGTCTCGCCAGTATTCCTCACAGAGTCTGCCGAATTCCTGATCTGTTCCGCGGTATTGTGGGCGCAGTCCTGGCCCGATCGAATAGGTGGCAATCGAATCGACTGCGCCTTTGATTAGACCGACGTTCCGGTACATGTGCCGCGCAAGTTTAAGAAGTTCCGTCCGGGTCGCTTCGTTTAGATCGAGGCGTGAATCGCGGGCGTGCGCTCCGTAAATGACCGGGCGTTTCCGTGAAAAGCCTGCGCCCTCGTAAGGTTGGAACGTGCTGATGCCAGCGCCGAATCCTGCGCCGAACGCCTTGATCCCTGCACCCATCCGAGCCACGAGTGAAACCTTTTTCGACATAATCAACTGTCCAGAATGTAGGAAAACGAGGCGCTGGTGCGTGTGACCTGTACGCCGTTTAGGTAATCAATGGCAGCCTGAAACAGTTCAACGCGTTCGGTGGGTTTCATGTCGATTTGAAAACTGGCGGATTGTCCGCCCGCCGACGTTCCCACCAAAGCACGCCCGGAAGCTGCGCCGGTCATAGCCAAGTTTCTGTCGGCTGCCAGATTGGTCAGCGCTGTCGCTGTAACCCCGGAGGCTTGAGCCAGGTAGTTGGTAGCGACGGCGCGGGTAAGTCTGCGAGAAGCGGCCATCACTCGCCCGTGGGTGTCAACGATTCCTCGTCCAACGCGGCCGTCGGCCTAATGATTTTCCCATACACGGCAAAGCCGGCCAGATAGGTCTCGCAGTCGTACAAGTGATCCTGACGGCTTTTGATTCGCACCCACTCGTACAGATCCTTTCCGGTCTTTCGATTGATGCGGTGGATCTTTTTGTGTGAGGACATGTGCTCTTTGTATTGTGGGGAAACGTCGTGAGCCACTTCCCACAGCGGCCCCTGCCCACGGCGTAGCCATGCCAGCAAATCCTGACAGGCTGGCGAACTTAACAGGATCAGCATGCATCCCGCGTCGGTCGGTTGCGTTGCGCTATGCACGGACTTCATCCGACCGCGTGGCGTTTCTATCCAATAAAACGGGCGCTCCTCACCCTTCAACGCCGTGAACTTGTAGCGGGCCGCGATCCGGTATGTGTCTTGCGCCTCAAACCCGGAGTCGATGCAGACGTGCCTCGGATCCACTCCAAGCTCGTGAAGTGTTTGTGCCACGTCCTCGATCGTTCGGCGGCGCCCTTCCTCAATCAGCCGACTCGATCCGTCCCGGGCAAACGCACGCACGGCGAACCAGTACTCATCGATCTGTCTATCTATGGCCGCAAGTTTTATATGTTCCGTTTCCCATGATTGCCTTTTGGCAAAGGCACCCGCGGGAATGTCCACAGTCTTGTCGTCGTCGAATTGGTCTTCCCAGGGCAAGGCGCTCCACCCGTTCACGAATCCCTGCAATCCGTGCAGATAATGTTTTTCCGTCAGGAACTTTTTGGCGCAGTCGGCGATCGTCACGCTCAATGAGTAGTATGACGGCAGCCGGAAGCTACGCCGGCCTTGCTCAGCGTTTGGATTATTCGCCACCCACTTCCCCTGGTCGATTGCCTTGCGCCGTTCGCCTTCCGTCCACGGGTGGTCGCATTTTGTGCAGTGATACCGAGCCGTCTCTCCCACCTTTTTCATGTCCCACTTTCCGTTTGCGTCTCTGGCTGCGTCGTCCCATCGCACCTGGCCGAATTCCATCGCCTGCGGTTCGTTGCATGCCGGGCATGGAACGTGATAGGTCTCCTGAGATCCGGCCAGATAGTTCGTCCATATGTCGCCGGTGCTGAGTGTGGGCGTGCTGGTCAGAACGTGTTTGCGTGCAGGGAACGCCTTTGTGCGTTCTAGGCATAGCGACATAGCGGAACTTTCTTTGTCGGTCGGTGGCGCAAACTTATCCAATTCATCCAAAATTGCTATGCAACAAGGACGACTGCTAATAGAGGCCGGACTGTTACTGCCAGTAAGATTTAACGTACAACTAAGAAATTGCATTTCGAGATTTGCAAAGTCGTCGCTGTCGTAAGGAAACAGCGCTTTGACCGGCTTGCATTTTTCAAAGATCGGAACAAGCCGCGTCTTGGAATATGACCGCGCCAGATCCGCGTTTGGCATGACCAGCAGTGACGGCGCCGGATCGTTGGCGATCCTGTACGCCAGCCACACCGCCAGCGTCAGCGTCTTCCCTGTCTGCGATCCCCAACATAGGCAGACCGTGTGAACGCCCGGATCCGCCAGCGCTTCAAGCACGCCGCGGACGTATGGAGAGTTGGCCGTCGAATACAACCCGGGCCGAGCAGTGATCCGGCTGTCCAGTTGGATGTTGCGTTCCGCCCATTCAATCACCGACGGCGGCTTCTCATAATGCCAGCGGGCCTTTTCCCGCCGGCGGAGTTCGGTTTGTGCTTTGGTCACAATGCCGCTTCCACCTGCCTCATGATCTGCCCCACCTCGTTCTCGACCTCCGCCTGTACCTCGGCGGCCGGTCGGTTGGCGCAGATCGGTGCCAGCCTTTTCGCCATGCCTTTCAGCAGTGGGATAAGCGCGTTATCCCGAGCGGCCAGCAGCTTGTCGGCCTCATCTACGGGCACCATTTTGCCTTCAGCTTCGTTGATGTCGGGCCGGTCGCCTTTCATTTTTCTCAGCGCCTCCACGACTCGGGTGTAGTCGCTGATCAATGCCGACCGCTCCGGGCCGGTCGCCTGCTTTGCCGCTTCGCCCAGGGTGGCGGCTAGTGATTCCAGTCGATCGATTTCGCCGTCGAGACCGACGCCATCCAGCGCCGTCAGCGCTTTGGGCGGGTTTGCAGCCGCCTGCTTTTCAAGTTGGCGCCGCGCTTGGCGCAGACCGACGCCGGCAGCGGCGGCCTGTGCATGGATGGCGGTGTTTTTAGGGCGTCCCATAGGTCAAACTAAGGTTTTTAAATTTCACTCAAAAAAGAGGCGGCAGATGCAAGCACCCCGATGATGCCCTATAAAATAAAAGATTCCTTCCATATAGCCCCGTGGCATGGGGTATGGGCAGGGGGTAGCTGTGGTCTATCACTCCGCCCCTTTCAGCTCGTTGTAGGCCCTCACAATGGGCTCTGCTTCGCGTATAAACTGCCCGCGCAGTTCAGCATCCTGGCTAATATATTTCAACCCACGACTGCCTAGCCACTGCCCCACCTTAATCACCGGCCACAGAAATGACTTGGGCTCGGACGGGACGCTCGCCGTGATCGGATCCGGCAGCATACCGATGCGCAGATATGTCTGCCGCATCTCGCCCGCATCAGCCTGACCTGATGCGATCTTATGCTGAGAAGCTGCGACCTTTTCAAGACGACGGCCCACCTCCTCAGTAATCCCTGCTTGCTCGCATAGATCCCGAACGTCCTCGCCGTCTGTCCGGGCCTGCTGGATAATCGTGCCAGCCTCAGCCGCCAGCCCGATGGTCTTGCCCACCAGTTCAAGCGCCTTATCGCGTGTGTCGTTTAGTTTAGTGACGATTGCTTTTAGTTTCATTTCTTTATGCCTTTCTTGACTGCGGCCATGTTGAATTTTGGAGCCTCACGCCGCCGCTGTGCGTGTACTCTGTAAGCCCGCTTGCGATAGGACTCTCTGGCCTTATCGCTTTTCTGTGATCGCGACCGGATCCCGAGCCGGTCATAAACTTCTGTCACCTGTTTGCTGATCGCCTGCTTGGTCACGCCGTACCGTTTAGCCACGGCCGTCATGGACTCCGGCGACTTGTTGAGCGCTATATTCAGCACGGCATGACCCAGCGTGTCCGTTCGGTTAGCCATCGCCGGGTGATCTGGTGCCTTCGCCATGAGATATTCGATCACCTTGGTCGTGGTGAACGCCGTGCTTGTGGTGACCGTAATCCTGAGCTCCGAATACGCCTCAAACACCAAATCGGACAGCGTATCCATGGTCATCGCCGGGTGCTGAAAATTAGCCGGGATTTTCTCGATAATTTCTTGCCCAATCATACGCACTTACCTTCAAGTTGTTCAGCGCCTTCAGACTTCACCTTCAAGTTCCCCCTTAAAGGGGGGAACTTGATGGTGGTACCGTCAACCGATCTTGAAGGTACCTTCAAGTTAATTTGAAGGTTAAAAAGGTTCATCGATTTTTTGCTCCAAAATATAGGTTCCATTTGACTGTTTTTTGATGGTTTTTTTCTCCAAAGCCCGCCCGACTATCCGGTAGGCGGTGGACTCCGAAATCCCGTCAATTTGCTTCATTACCCACTGCTCCAACGCGCCACGGGCGCATGGATATTCCTTGTACTTGCTGAAATCCACTTCGTCCGGCTCCGGCCCGGGCTTCTTCTTTACGGCCTCACCCGCTTGGATCCACGCTAGCCCCACGTCGCTGTGACTCAGATTGACGTACGGTTGGACTGACTTTTGCGCCACAATGCCGCCAAAAGACAGGTTTGACCGCTTCCCGCGCTTGGTTACTTCCAAACGATAAATGCGCCTTCCTTCAGCATCGTCGCCAGCAGGCGCAAGGGTCAGAACGCTCCGAGCCCAGTTGGTCAGCTCAGACGATCCAAAGCCGCTGTACGCTTTGTCATGGCCCTGATAGCCATTTCCTTCTCGGACAGGCTTTGGCGTGTGGTGAATCAGCATCCACGCAAACCCGGCCGACAGCGACAGCGGGTTCAGCATCGTGCGTAGGAACTCGCTGGCCGTCTCCTGGCTGGAAAGGTCGCCGCCGATAAACGCAAGCAGCGGATCCACCCACACCAGATCCACCTTGTACTTTTCCACTAAGCGCCGAACGCGATCGACAAATTTCTCGCCGGTGGACGTGCAGTCCCGGACGATTATGACGTTCGCCTTCACCAGCTCGATCTCGTGCGGCGTTAAATTCATAGCCTTCAAAACGCCTTGGATCGCCTCTGCCACGTCACCCTCGTCGTTCTCGGCCTGAATGATTAGCGACTTCAGCCCGTTTCCGTGTGGGTTGATGCCAAAAAACGCCCGACCGATCGCCCAGGTGATGGCGGCCTGCGTACACAGTACTGACTTACCCAGCCCGCTGCTACCAACCCACAGCGCCGATCCGCCCCGGCATATCCACCGCTTCCCAAGCAGTTGGGTTGGATCTTCGGTCTCTTTAAAATTGAGCAGATCATCCCACTTGTACGGCTCGGGAATGTCGCCAAACAGGATCCGCTCCTTCCATTCTAGGAATGAGATTTTAGGAGTTCCGCATTCAACCAAGTCCTGCCGCTGGCCGGTGGCCGTCCGCATCGCCCCGGGCAGACGTGACAGGCGCCCCGCGTCCTTATTCGCCGGATCCGGCTTGGAATGTTCGAGATGTTTGTAAATGAATTCGACGCGTTCCTTGAATTCCTCCTGCGTCGTCGCGTCGATCCGTACCCACGCGTGAAGACTGCGTGACCCGCTTTTGATGATGCAGGTGGTAGGTAGTCCGCTCTTTTTAATAATCTTCCACTGTTCATCCATCGTCGATTCATCGAACTCGATCAGGCAGTGCCGCCACTTGACTACGTGCTTCGACTTGCGGCCATGCCCGTTGTTCGGATTGATCGATGCATACACTCCCACTGCGTTCCCCTGCCATTCCTTGAGTCCTTCACCTTTAAACAGCTCAATCCATTCTTCACGGCTACGGATTTCCCCGGATCCATCCGGCCGCTCGCGGTCGTCGTCCCGAATGCTGCGCGTGATGTTGATCATCTCGCCCACTTCAAAAGCAGCCGTCAGGAACTTCTCCACCGGAGTCTCGTCCACGCTCCGCGGCATGGCCGGGATGGGATCTCCTTCTTTTACGATCTGTAAATTATGCAATTTGTATTTTCCTTTGGGCTGATAGGGCTGACGGGCCGGCTGCCTGAACGCAGACTTCGTGCATCCTTCAGCCTCTTTCAGCGGTAGATTGTTCCTTGCACACCATTCCTCGGCGTTCGTTAGCGTCTCATCCTGGCACGCCCCGGAATCCCTCCACTGAAGGCACAGCTTGAACAGCTCCGTGTTGCGCGTGCCTTCGGCTGCCCCGTTCTTCATGACTTCAACAGCGGCCGGTGGTAGCGGGTGGCTCATTCGTGCAACCTTTTTGAAATTTCAAATACCAATTCATCGTACATAATTCTTGCTTCACATGCTTCATGCCCAAATTTTTCGGCCTCTTTTTTAAATTGTGAAAAGTTCTTTATTAAAAAAGCGCACAAAACGTCGGAAGTTATCCAATCAATATAAATTCCTTTTCTTTTATTGGCGCTCATTTGCTTTCCTTACCAACGGCCTTGGTATCCATGTCGCGCTTCTGATACGCCTTCGCCCGTTTGAGCAGCTCCTGGGCAATCGTCAGCGCCAGATCCAACCGCGTCCCGGCAGCCTTATGCTGTTCAGCGGCCAGATTGCGCTTGGCACGTTCCAAGATTTCGACCAGCCATGTGGTGCGTTTTACGGACATAAACGCTCCTTAAATATAGCAAACGCTACTTCAAATGTTTTCTTGGACATTTCCTCGGTAAACATTTTTGGCTCAACCGATACATGCTTTCGCTCTTCTTGTGTTATGTGAAAGAAAAGTGGCCAAATTGAATCTGTATAAAAAAATGCAATTATATCCACTTCATCTTCACTATATTTTGTTTTCTCGTATCTGCCTTTGCAAACAGATCCACGCACCATCCCGTTTTTTATGTCCTCAGAAGTTTTTACGTTAATAACGCACAAATGCTTATTATGCTTCAACCATACATCCCCAGAGTCTTGGCCGTGAAGTTGTGTCGCCTTAAATCCCATCCTTAAAAGCATTCCAACGCAAAGCGGCTCATGTGCGTATCCTTGATCGAGATTTGATGAAGTTGATCTTGTTTCTGTGGTGCATTCTTGAAAAAGAGTTGTCTGTGTCATTTCTTTACTCTTTTTGTAAAAACCGCAACCCACCCCCGACGTCGTTTTGATAGAATATATTCGTCTACGTATTTGTATTGATAATTGAGCGCGCCTATTACGTCCACAATGTCGCCAATTTCCCTTAAATAACTTTTCTCTTTTTTCCTACGCAGAAAGATTGCAGTCCATTGCTTTGGCTTTTGATTTGTATCTTCGATTAGCCTGTCGACTTCGTAACCAAGTCCTTCTATTCCGCACAATATCTTTTCAGCCTCTACCCATTTGGCTTTTTCTGTTTTAGTATTTTTAAATTGTTTTCTCATGTTCTCACCACTGCCCCATTCCCCACCGCATCCGGTTATTTCGGGCAATGATGACCTGCTGGGCGTACTGAGCCGGCGTGTAGGTTCCAATGATGCGGGCGGAGAACATGGAGAGCAGATCCTTCAAAGTCACAGCACGGCCTCCGGCAGCGGCCCGGCCAGCTTGTAGATGTATTTTGTTCGGTCGTATTCCAGCGGGTATCCAAAAAAGTCACGCAGCAGATCGATGTCCCGCTGGATCGTTTTGTAGCTACATTCGAGCTCGGCCCCGAGGCAAAACGTGCTTGGCAAGCAAAGATCGTGACGCAGTTTTGTCGCTATTACGCCAAGGCGCCGGAGTGTCGGCCTTGTATCACCTTTACGCAGCGCCCTCATCCTTGCGCTCATCAATGTCGCTTTTTTAGTTCGCACGAGTCACCTCCACCGTCGCCACCTTAGGCAACCGCATCGCGTTGAATTGCGCCTCACTGGCGGCGAACACGTCGATGACAGGCAACTTCCCCCCGCTGGCCTTTTTGCTTTTCACTGCCGTGCCCGTATCTACTGCCACCCACTCCCGCTTTCCGTTCAGAATCTTTATCTTCGACCACAGCGGAATGATGTCGGGATCGACTGCGCAGTGACGGCCGGCCCGCAGGCGCGTCCCCGTGCTCGATTGAAAGCGGCTCGACCACTCATCCTCCCCGGGCCAGTAGCCGGTGATGCGGACTTTCATTTTCTTCACGTCAATCCGCTTGGCCTCCGGCCTGCAATCGACCATGACGTTCGACGCCTGCCCTGAAGTGATCCCGAGAATGGCGAGAATGGACAACAGCGCTCTCACAGTCCCTCCCGGATCCGGTCGATCAGTACGTTCTCGCGTGTCTCAGCGGCGGCCAGCGCTGCCTTCGCCTCGGCCAGCTCACGGGCCAGCGATCGAACGCGGTTAAGCAACTGCTCGTGGGTTGATTGTTCGGGTAGAATCTCGATCATTTGCTTTCTCCATTTAAAACAAAACATGCGATATGCCTGCCCGTGCCTCTGCCGGGCTGCCCGTCCTCAGTTGC